CGCAGCTCATGGATTAATAAGCCGCCAAGATTTCTGGGACACGATTAATCAAGCTGGAATTGGGCTGCCGGGAGAATATGACACACTGAAAGAATATTTTGATGGAGAATTGAAATGACAGGTAAATATAGTTTTACACTAAAGAGTAGTAACAATAAGACAGGTAAGATCCCTGTTACAACATCACCTAAGCAGACATGTCCTTCAACATGTCCTCATAAAGAGACCACATGTTACGCTGGACTAGGGCCTCTTGGTATCCATTGGAGTAAGTTAAGCAAAGGTGAAAGAGGTATTAGTTACAGTAAGTTACTGGCTGAGGTTAATGCTCTACCTAAGGGGACACTATGGAGACACAACCAAGCAGGTGACCTAGTACCTGACCCTGACAGACCTTACCTGATACATGGTGTATCACTGTATGATATGATGGATGCTAACACAGGTAAGAAAGGGTTCACATACACACACTATAAGATGTTCTACCATAACGATAAAGGTAAGGAGATTAATAGTTACCATAATCAGGAGTGGGTGCAGGCATCTAATGAAGAAGGATTTACTATTAACCTGAGTGCTGATACATTTAATGAGGCTGATAAGTATATGAAGTTGGGCATTGCCCCTGTTGTTGTTACCTTACCATGGGACTGGGACATCTCACCTTATAAGACAGCCTCTAATAACACTGTGATTGTGTGTCCTGCTGTGTATCAGGATGATGTAACATGTGAGACATGTAAGCTATGTCAGGTGGGTACACGTAAGACAATCGTAGGCTTCCCTGCCCATGGCTCTAGGAAGAAACAGTTTAAACAAGGAGAACTATAATGATTATCTCTCAAGCATCAAGGAAACTAGAGACCAACGGTGTTACTGAGTCAGGTGGGTTTAAGATTGCAGCTACAGGGCACATGCAACAGATCCTTAGTGACGGTCTTTATACAAATAAGATCTTAGCTGTACTTAGGGAGGTAACATGTAATGCTATGGACGCTCATACCAAGGCAGGTAAAGGTGATGTTCCTATTAGTGTATCATTACCTACCCAATTAAAACCTACACTAGAGATCAGGGATGAAGGTGTAGGCCTGTCACATAGTGATGTGATGGAACTATATACTACGTATGGTCACTCAGATAAGGGTGATTCTAATGAGCAGATTGGTGGGCTTGGCCTTGGATCTAAGTCCCCCTTTGCATACTCAGATCAATTTAATATTGAGTCTAGATACGAAGGTGAGGTTCGTAAGTACATCTGCTATAAAGATGATCAAAGCATGATGCAGATTGCATTGATGGGTGAAGGTCCTACTGATGATTGTAATGGGCTCACTATCCAAGTACCTGTTAAGAAGGAGGACATCTATACCTTTGAGACAGAAGCTCTTAAGCTATTCAAATACTACCCTGTGATACCGTTACTTAATATAGGAGCAGACTCATTAACCTTACCAGTAACAAGATTAAGTGGTAAAGGGTGGGTTATCTATGACACTAAGGAGTGGTACCCTAAAGCTAAGGCTAAGATGGGGGCTGTCCTGTATCCTATTGAAGCTAACTCGTTACCTGATGGTATCTCTAAAGGGGCTAAGGAGTTATGTAATACTAATATCCATATTGACTTTGATATTGGGGAGCTATCCATTGCTGTAAATAGAGAGGGACTACAGTACACCAAGTCAACAACACACATCTTAGTGGATCGCTTGGAATCTATATGTAAGGATCTTACAAAGGAAGCAAGTGCTACTATATCTAAAGAACATAGTATGTTAAAGGCGTTCATCAAGCTACATAAGATAGGCAAAGAAACAGGTGGTTCTTTAGGTAATTTGATTGTAAGTAATGGGGAGTATAGAGGTAAAGGGGTGGTGTCCTATTATAAAGAAGCATCGTTGAATTGTAGTAGTTATTACAATGATAAATTGAAGGCATCATACCCTAAAGCATCTATTAAAGATTCGATAAATGCCACATTCAGGGATAAAAGTTCAAGATCATATAGTCAAGGATCAAGCTTCTCAGTCTCTTACCTTGAGACTGCTAAGTTCTACCTTGTAGATACCCCTAAAGCATGGCAGAAACGTATCCTTAAAGATGTAGAGGATAATGACCTCACACCTGTTGCTGTTCAAGGGGATAATGCTAAGGAGTACCTAGACTTATTAGGTACAGAGTACACATTAGTATCTACCCTACCCGAATGGGTAGTACAGAGGGCTCCATCAGGTACTAAACAGAAGGTAGACCATAGACCTGTTACATTAAAGGTACTAGATATATATGGATGGAATGGCTACTTAGACACTGGGCACACAATCTCAGATGGAGGTGTGTACTTCAAGATGTTTAAAGGCATGGCTGTTGAAGGGGACATTAATGTATACTCTCTAGTCAAAGAGGCTAGGAAGTATGATCCTAATACACAAGTATATGGTATCCCAGGTACTCACTACAAAGCCCTTGAGCGTAACAAAGATAAGTGGGTGTCTCTTGAGGACCATGTTAAATCATTAAGGGTAAAGGCTAAGAAAGACATCCTATCTAATAAGAAAGAGTACCTTAAGTACTGGAAATTAGAGTTAGAGAAAAGCCTTATTAATAATTATTTGTATAGGGTCTTGACACACTGTAATGATAAGAGTATTCTTTCTAAGAAGCCATCCTTTAGAGCCCTTCAAGAGACACATAAAGAGTATAACACATATAGACTTAAGTATGGTGATACTCTAGAGGACTTTAAAGACCTTTGCCCTAACATTAAAGCCCCTTCATATAGTCTTAAGATCAAAGAGTACAATGATGAGGCATTAAAGAAGCAGAGTATGTTGGTTCAAATAGTTAGAACATATAATTCTAGCTTAGATGAACACTCTGATGAACAACTTAAAGCACTGATTAACCTTTAAAGGAGAACTACCATGTTACCTTATATCCTAACTGAAGATACCTTAACTGTTGTGTTTCCTGATGGTACTAAGACCATTGATGTGTCAACACCAACATGGGGCGATGCCTTAGATGCTCTGAAGGACAAAGACTTTGAAACATTAGAGGTGTTAATGACACTAGAGACTGCTATCACAGCTTACTCTAAAGGTAAGGTGGANATTAGTGATGGTGTTATTAAATACCAAGGGACCACTGTACATAATTCCATNACACAGCGTATCCTCCGTATGATGGAAGATGGCTTTGATATCGACCCTATGGTTAGCTTCTTAGAGAACATGATGAACAACCCATCTAAGAAGTCTATTGATAATCTATACCGTTTCATGGAGCATAACCAACTACCTATTACCACAGATGGGTGCTTCCTTGCGTACAAGAATGTAAATGATAACTATAAAGACCATCACTCAGGTAAGTTTGATAACTCTATTGGGGCTACATGTGAGATGCCTCGTAGAGATGTTGAGGATGATCCTAATGTTACATGCTCTAGTGGTCTGCACTTCTGCTCTATTGAATACTTGAATAGTATGTGGGGTCATAGAGGTCATACGATGGTGGTGAAGATTAACCCTGCTGATGTGGTGTCAATCCCTACTGACTACAACAATGCAAAGGGACGTTGCTCTAAGTATATTGTTATTGATGAACATACAGATGGCTCTGAAGATACCTTGTCTAAGTCTTCAGTATATGAGTGTGAGTGGTGTAATACATGCTACAACACCGATGAGTGTGAGTGGTGTGACGACTATGATTCGTATGAAGGGGTGTATCAACATGCGCTGTCGTTCATGTAATAAAGACACTGACTTGAAATGGAACGAAGCTCTTAAGACATGGGACGATTGCTCAGAGTGTCTTCGCCACACAAGGGAGGTTATGGATATGTATTATGTTCATGAGCCTTCCCCTAAACAAAGAGGAGATAATACTGATGGGTGACGCATTAGAGTTACACCAACCTTGCTCGACATGTGGATCAAGTGATGCCTTGGCTATCTATGATGATGGTGAGTATTGTCATTCATGTAACACATCAACAAGGTCAGGCACTGTAACAAGTATCAAAGAGTACACACCTCCTGCTAACCTACAGACAGGGAAGTTCCAAGCCTTGACTGACAGGGGTATCAAAGCTGATACTGCTAAGTTCTTTGGTGTCTCGGTAGGTATTAATGGTGAACACTACTACCCTTACACTAACAGTAAAGGGGAGTGGGTGTTCAATAAAGTAAGAGGGTTGAACAAACAGTTCACCTCCCAAGGATCATCAAAGGACTTGATGTTATTTGGACAGAAGAAGTTCAATGGAGAAGGCAGATCAGTTACTATCACAGAGGGAGAGTGCGATGCTATGGCATCCTATGAACTACAAGGTTCTAAGTATCCTGTTGTGTCAGTGAGGTCTGCCTCCTCAGCTATGAAGGATTGTAAGCAGAACTTTGAATGGCTTGATTCATTCGAGACTATTGTGCTGTCCTTTGATGCTGATGAAGCAGGGCAGAGCAGTGCTAAGGGTATCGCTGATCTGTTTGGTTCCAAGTGTAAGATTATGAAGATGGATAGGGTACTGAAGGATGCCAATGGTTACCTAAAGGAAGGTAAGTTTAAGGAGTATAATAAAGCTTGGTGGGATGCTGAGCGTTACATGCCTGATGGGTTGGTTAATGGTGCTGACCTGCGTGATAGGATTAAGAACAAGCAACAACAGAAGTGTTACCCCTCACCATGGAAGGGGCTAGACAAACTAACCTATGGCTTCCGTACATCTGAGATGTGGGTTGTTGCGGCTGGTTCAGGCATGGGGAAGACACAGGGGTTAAGGGAGATGGAGTACAGCCTACTTATGACCACTGACTGGAACATAGGTGGCTTATTCCTTGAGGAGTCTGCTGAAGATGCAGGTGAGGGGCTCATGTCTATTGATGCCTGTCTGCCACTACACCTACCTGATACTGAGATCACAGAAGAAGAATGGGAGAATGCCTATGATAATACCCTGGCTACTGGGCGTGTTACATACTACGATGCCTTCGGTGAGTCTGATATTGACAGGATTCTTTCCAGAGTACGTTACCTAGCTAAAGGACTAGGCTGTCGTGTTATCTTCTTAGATCATATATCTATCATGGTATCTGAACAAGCCAACGGTGATGAACGTAAAGCCTTGGATATGATTTCTACTAAGCTAAAGAAGTTAACGATGGAGCTTAACATCCTACTTATTATTGTGTCACATACTAAGAGGCAGGCTACCAAGCCTCATGAAGAGGGAGGCTCTTTCTCCCTCAGTGACTTGAGAGGTACTGCTGGTATAGGTCAGTTGGCTAACATGGTTATTGGTCTTGAGCGTAACGGTCAGGCTGATGATGAAACTGAGCGGAACACAACTAAGATCAGGGTAGTGAAGAACCGCTTCTCTGGTCTGACAGGCATCGGATGCTCCTTACTATACTCTAAGGAGACAGGCAGGTTAACTGAGTTGACACCTGAACTGATGGCTGAGATGGAGGAGTTGGATGAGGAAGCTAGTATTTGACATAGAAGCTAATGGGTTATACCCTTCAGTAATCCACTGTATTGTTGCAAAGGATATAGAGACTGATGAAGTATTCACATGGACTCCTAAAGAAGTAGGTAAGTTTAGGGCTTGGGTTATTAACAATGCTTCTTTACTTATCGGTCATAATATTATTGGTTATGATCTTCCCACACTAAAGAGACTATGTGATATTGATTGGCCCTTGTCTAAGACTGTAGATACCTTAGTTATATCAAGACTATTACATTCAGATAGACGTAGACATGGTCTTGAATCATGGGGAGAGGACTTAGGGTATGCCAAAGTTGAACATGAAGACTGGTCTAAGTTCTCCCCTGAGGTGCTTAACCGTTGTACTGTGGACGTACATCTTAATCATAAAGTATATGATAGGCTAGTTAAGGATGCTGGAGAACAGGCTCTTCCTAAAGATGTAGCTAGACAGGAGCATCTAATAGCTCAGATGTGTCAGGATATATATGCACATGGCTGGATCTTAGATGAACGTAAGGCCTTCCGTTTACAGGCTGAGCTTATGAGTAGGTCTGCTGAGTTAGAGAAGGAACTGAATAGTATCTTTGTACCTCTACCTAAGAAGGATGGGAAATTGGTAGAGCCTAAGTATAAGAAGGATGGTTCATTATCTACTGTTGGTCTTAAGCATCTTGAGGGCCATTGGGTTGATGTTGAGGGTAGTCATTCAAAGGTAGAGTGGCAGGGTACATCATATACATCTAAGCCATTCCTTATTAGACATCTCAAGATGCTGGGCTGGAGTCCTACAAAGTTCACAGAAAGTGGACAGGCTGAGTTATCAGAGTCTATCTTAGCCACCATCGACTTGCCAGAGGCAGCCCCCCTTATTGAGTGGGATATGATTAGACGTAGGTTGGCAATGATACAGTCATGGACCTTAGCTATTGGGGCTATGCACTGGACAGGTAAAGGTAATAACAAGAAACCTATTAACTTAATCAAAGGAGATAATCGTGTACATGGTAGTATCAGACACATCGGAACATGGACTCAACGACCCGCACACAATGATCCCAACATGGCACAGGTCCCTTCTTGTGGTAAGCCTTATGGGGCTGAGTGTAGGGATTTGTGGTCTACTCCTAGAGGATACAAACTGGTTGGGTGTGATGCTTCAGGGATTCAGCTTAGGGTACTTGCTCACTATATTGGTGATCCTGCTTACTCGGCTGAAGTAGTTGATGGGGACATCCACACAGTCCACCTTGAGGCCCTTGGTATGGGTAACAGGGATAATGCTAAGACATTCATCTATGCTTTCTTACTAGGTGCTGGTGGTGGTGTGATCGGTGGTATCTACAACAAGTCAGCCAATGAAGGACATAAGTTGAAGGCTCAGTTCCTTGATCGTATCCCTGCATTGAAGGACATGAAGAACAAGTATGAGATAGCCGCTGAATCAGGGTACATCATAGGTCTTGATAAACGTAGGATACCTGTAGAAGATCCTTACTATACAATGGCTGCCTTGTTACAAGGGGGGGAGACAGTGATCATGCGTAGGGCTATGAAGCTATGGCATGAAAGGGCTAAGCATATCGACTATCATCTCCTTGGTTGGATTCATGATGAGTGGCAATCAGAAGTAAGGGAGGATCAGGCTGAAGAGTTTGGTCAGATACAGAGACAGTCCATCATAGATGCAGGTATACAGCTAAGACTACGTTGCCCTATGGATGGTGAGTATAAAATAGGTAAGACATGGAAGGAAACACACTAAGGCACTTGACACCTATGAAGACTACATATACAATATAGTTATTAACACATCAGAGGAGAAGAAACATGGTTGATATTCTACAAGGCACAGCTTACTGGGCTGACATTCGTAAACCAAATAATATGTCTGGTAAACTACAATTAGATATTGGTAACTTAGATAAGGCGACAGTTAAGTTACTTAAAGAACTAGGGTGTCGTCCCCGTAACAAAGGAGATGATAGAGGTGATTTTATTACTATTAAAGGTGGCACTGATTATCCCCCTCATGTTGTAGACTCACATAAGAACCCCTTACCTGAGCCTGTATCCATTGGTAATGGCTCTAAAGTTCGTATGGTATTGGAGACTTATGAGGCCACCTTCCAAGGCAAGACTTTTATTAACCCATCCATGAAGACTATCATGGTCACTGAGTTGGTGTCTTATGAGGCAGGGGATGATGGCTTAGATGCTGTTGATGGCTACGTTGTTGGCTCTGATGGTGATGAGCTTGGAGCCTTATCTGAATCACCTATCTAAATAGTTACACCTAGGTATGTGTTTAAACTGCCCTTACTATGGTTCCTTAGCTCAGCTGGATAGAGCAGTTGACTTCTAATCAACAGGTCTCAGGTTCAAATCCTGAAGGGACTACCATATTCAAAGGAGAATACTGATGGGCGAGTGGACAAGGGAGTATGATGGTGACTCTCCAAGCAGAGCACCTCAAGNACCTCCGACTAGAGAGTATAAGAAGAACTANAATAGTATCAACTGGTCAAATAAGAAGGAGGTAGAAGACAATGAAGATACCAAAGAACTTAACACCTCTGATTGATGGTGACATCGTAGCTTACTCATGNGCATGGGCTGCCCAGAAGAAGGATCAACCTGTCACACCTATTCGTGTAGCCTTACGTGAAGTAGACAATATGATGATCTCTATCTTTGAGACACTGGGGGCTAGTGAGGGTAAGGTGTACCTCACAGGTAAGAATAACTTTCGTAAGGATGTAGCAGTCACCCACCCCTATAAGGGTAATCGTAAAGATACTCCTAAGCCTATACACCTAGGGGCTATACAGGATCACTTAGTCAAGGAGTGGAAGGCTGAGTTTATTGATGGTATAGAAGCTGATGATGCTATGGGTATTGCCCAATGTGATACTTCACACGACCTTAATAAGACCTGTATCTGTACCCTAGATAAAGACCTTGACATGATCCCCGGTTGGCATTTCAATTGGCGTAAGGGTATTAAGTACTTCATGACGCCTGAAGAGTCCGACTACTTCTTTCATCAACAGATGCTAACAGGCGACAGGGTAGATAACATCTTTGCTATCAAAGGTATTGGCCCTGTTAAGGCTAACAAGTTACTAAAGGGTAAGACTTATCAAGAGCGTGAGTATACGATCCTGAAGAAGTACATGAGCCACTTCGGTGATATTGGTAGGGATCGTATGGTAGAGAATAGACAACTACTATGGATATTAAGGGAGCCACTGGTATGATATGCTTTAGAGATATGACGTTCTGTTCAGCCACTTGTATGAATGATAAGTGCAACCGACAGTTCACACCTGAGTTAAAGAGACGGGCTGAAGAATGGTGGCGTCCAGTAGAAGGTCCTCCTCCTGTAGCCTTCTCAGACTTTAGTAGTACATGTGAAATGTATATAGGAGATGATAAATGAATGTGTTCATTGAGTTAGACGAAGATCAGATAGATAAGATTGTAGTGTCTACACTTATTAATACAGCTGATGATGATCATTATGTACCTGAGGATGTGGCTGAGGCGGCTAGATTGTTACTCGAATGGTTTGGTACACCGGGGATAGACTATGACATGTATTGAAGTATCATTAATAGATCACTGTGGTATTGCTGAAGAGGTTGACAAGTTATTCCCAGTGAGTTACAGTATTGTTATAGGAGAAACAACATGACCACTGAGGAAAAAGTAGATGCTCTTGCTAAGGTCATTTGTATCTTAGAAGGTGTAGAATGTGTTGACAGTGATGATGGCTCATCTAATTGGTGGATGTTCAGAGGAAAGGCTGAAGACATTGTATCTAATCTATCCAGTGAACAGGGGAAACAAGATGACAACTGAAGAAAGACGTATAAGTAAACTACGTACAGCACTACAACGTATCGCAGCTAAAGCTGAGGAAGGTATTAGAACCACTGATGGTCTATACCGTGACCTGTACTGGTGCTGTGATGAGGCTGTAAATTCCTTAGCTGTGGATAAGGAGGTCAGGGATGGAAAAGGTTAACCATCACTGGATAGGTAAGAAGCCTGATCCACATAAGTACTTTGGTTTTGTGTACTTGATCACTAACAAAGCAACAGGCAGGATGTACATAGGTAAGAAGCAGTATCATCGTTGGAGTAAGAGGAAAAAGATAGGTGAAAATAACTGGCACTTCTACACAGGCTCAAGTAAGGACCTTAATAAAGACATCAAAGCTCTTGGTCGAGGCCTCTTTGAGTTTAAGATCATTAAGAACTACCTTACCAGAGGGGGACTTACTTACGGAGAGGCTAATATCCAGCATAAACGAGACTGTCTTACTGAACCTCACCCTGATGGACGTTTTTACTACAACAAACAGATTGGAGCAATTAGATTTGTTCCTAAGGAGTGGTGAAGATGTCTGATCATCTAGTCTTATTCGACGTACAAGCTAAGCCAGGGTCTCCAACAGAACACTTGAAAGCATTGGGGAAGTACATTGTCAAACACCAACCTGATAAGATCATCTGCATCGGAGACTTCTGGGATATGCATTCACTGTCCTCTTACGACAGAGGTACAAAGAATGCTGAAGGAGCAAGGTACCAAGAAGACATCGAAGCTGGGGTTAGGGCTATGCAGCTCCTGCTCTCACCTCTGCATAAACTACAATCAAGACAGTCAAAGGCAAAGAAGAAACAATATCGTCCAGAGATGTACTTCCTTATTGGTAACCATGAGGAGAGGATCAATAGGCACATTAACTCTAACCCTCACTTGGCTGGGAAACTTGGGTACCATGATTTCGGGTTGGAAGCACTAGGTTGGAAGGTCTATGACTTCCTTGAACCATTGCACTTAGATGGAGTTGAGTATGTCCACTTTGTCCAGAATAGAAATTCACCTAACCCTAAGGCAAGCTCTAAGGTTGCTCTGGATCAAACTAAAATGTCTGTTACACAGGGGCACCGACCCACTCTGGACATTGCCACAGGATGGAGTGACTCTACGGGTATGCTGTGGTCCATTACGTGTGGCTCTTCCTATCTCCATGACGAGGGCTATAAAGGGTACCAAGGTAATAAACATTGGAGGGGTGTAGTTCACAAGAGAAATGTAGAGGGTGGTGACTTCGATCCAGAGTTTATCAGGCTTGACACATTGATTAAGGATTACTAAAATGGATGTATGTATTGATGAACNTGAGATCATTGAGCGTATCACATCTAAGTACTCACTAGATGATACAGTTAATATCTTAGGGCTGGAAGAGGCAGACATCATAGCCTACTTGGTCAGGGAACACTGGCATAAGGTAGGTAGTTTCACTGATGTATTTACGGAGATGGATTACGATGAATAGTATGACACAGTATGGACCTGAACTTGAGATCTCCGAAGAACTACACAAGGAGAAGTATAGAAGTAAAGGGGAAACCTTCTATGAATGTATGAACCGAATATCAGATGTCCTCGGTGATGGGGACAGACATCGGAGAGCCTTTAGAGAGATACTACTTAATCGTCGGTTCCTCCCCGGTGGTAGAGTACAGTCCTCTATTGGCTCTCCAAGGTTGACAACAGCCTTTAATTGCTTTGTATCTGAGACCATTGATGATTCAATGAAGGGGATAATGAATGCTGCTTCAAATGCTGCGGAGACCATGCGTAAAGGCGGTGGTATTGGCTACGACTTTTCTACTATACGCTATGACGGTGCTCTTATTCATACACTTAACTCCAGAGCATCAGGTGTGCTCCCGTTCATGGATATATTCAATTCAGTGTGCGGTACAGTTGCATCAGCAGGGAACAGAAGAGGTGCTCAGATGGGGGTCTTACGAGTAGATCACCCTGACATTGAGGCATTTGTGTCTGCTAAGCAGAATGGGACAGCCCTGAATAACTTCAATATCTCAGTAGCTATCACTGATGAGTTCATGGAGGCCCTACTTAATGGGGATGCCTTTGATCTTAAGTGGGATGGGAAGACTGTTGAGACTATTGATCCTGTTGGTCTATGGAATAAGATCATGCGGTCTAATTGGGACTGGGCTGAGCCGGGTGTTCTCTTCATTGACCAGATTAATAGGGAGAACAACCTTGCCTACTGTGAGACTATCTCAGCTACCAACCCATGTGGTGAACAACCATTACCACCTAATGGGGCCTGCCTGCTTGGTTCATACAACCTGACACAGTACATCAAGGGGCAATCCTTTGATGTTGATATGTTCAAGGCAGATATCCATGAAGTAACAAGGGCTATGGATAATGTTATTGATAACACAATCTACCCTCTACCTGAACAGATGGTGGAGGCTAAAGCAAAGCGGCGTATGGGGCAGGGTATCACAGGACTAGCCAATGCAGCTGAGGCTTTGGGACATGCCTATGGATCAGAGTGGTTTGTAGAGTTCACTAAAGAAGTCATGAAGGTATTACGCAATGAGGCCTATAAAGCATCTGTCGAGTTGGCTAAGGAGAAAGGAGCCTTCCCCGCCTATGATGAACAGTACCTTAACAGCCCATTCATCAAGCGTTTACCTAAGAAGATCAAGGAAGGAATTAAGGAGCATGGTATTAGAAATAGTCATCTGGTTAGTATTGCTCCCTGCGGTACTATTTCTCTCACTGCTGATAATGTTTCTAGTTCTATTGAGCCTGTCTTTGCACTNACCACTAAGAGGCTTATCAAGACATCAGAGGGAGACACTAAAGAAGTCACAGTCCCTGACTANGGGTATAGACACTTCGGTATAGAGGGTAAGACAAGTGATAAGGTTACTATCTCTGATCATCTTAGTGTACTGCTTGCTTGCCAACCCTATGTTGATTCAGCTGTGTCGAAGACTTGTAATGTAGGTGATGATGTNACATGGGAGGAGTTCAAAGATGTGTACACAAATGCTTGGAGAGGTGGAGCTAAAGGTATCACAACCTTCCGTCAATCTGGNAAGAGGTTTGGTGTCTTACAAAGTGACGATGAAACACCCACCNATGAGGGTGCTCAATGTACCATCGACTGGGAAACTGGAAAGAGGACTTGTGAGTGATGAGCTACGATGAACACTTAGATATGAAGAAGGAGGATGAGATGTCTGTAGAAGATATGGATAAGATCAGATCTAAAGGGTCTATGGTTCACCACCCTAAACACTATAGCCTAAATGAGCATGGTATTGAGTGTATTGAAGCTATCGAGGCATCAATGAGTACTGAAGGATTCCAAGGTATGTGTAAAGGTAANGTCATTAAGTACCTATGGAGATACAAATACAAAGGTAACCCTCTCCAAGATCTAGAGAAGGCTCAATGGTATCTTGATAGACTGATTGAATCTATTTCTTCAGAGTCTTAATTGTACCAACAACAGACTTAACACCAAATGCAGCACCAATGGCTACGGAGAGGGCATACAAGTACCAGTCAGGGACAGAACTCTGAAGTGCTTGGAAGCCCTCTTCTATCCATGGTCTACTCTGAGGGAAGAACACCAAGATCAGGGGGATGCTCAGGATAACTGTCCAGAACTCATCCTTCCAAGAATCTGCCGAGGCTTTAGCCATGGTATCTTCCCAGTCAGCATCAGCATTGATCTTCCTAAGGAGGCTTTCATGCTTTGCTTTACTAACCTCACCTTTGTTCTGAAGGTAGGTCTTCCCAATCCCAAATATACCACTAAGTAGTGGACCAATGAACGGTATCATTATAGTGTATCCTTATACATTAACACTTCTGCTTGAACCGGGATCAGCTGAACCGAATGAACCTCTTGCTCCACCGAATCTAGAGCCTCTATCACTACCTCCACTCTCTCTCAGCTGGGAAGCAGTTACTCTTTGTGCTCTTTCTTTAGAAGCAGCAGCCTCAGCAGCAGCAGCATCAATCCTTCCTTGGGCTGCGCTTCTGGATTCAGGAGAGAATGTACCAGCTCCAGAGGCAATAGAGGCATCATTATAATTCCTACCCTTACTGCCATCTCTATTGAATATCCCTCTGGCTACCAGCTTAGCACCCCTTGCTGATGCTTTCTTACTTGGGTCTACTCTACTGATATCAAGGCTACCTATCCCCTTATTAAATGCGGATGTACCTCCAAATATATTAGAGATAGAAAGACCAAAGCCTTCAAAGAAACCAATGTTCTGGGTAGGGTCTTGGTTATAGTAGTTTCTCAAGGCATTGACGTTAGCTGTTTTAGCCAGAGATGCTGCAATCCCTCCTATCACACCTATTGGACCGGGGATGGCTAATGATACTAGGCCTGCTGTCTTAGCTACACTCTGAGCTTTCTCAAAAGAACCAAAGGAGGTAATACCGGGATTGTAGGCAGGTGTGTTAGGTCTCTGACTATCACCGCCACTGTCTTGTTCAGTAGTTGGTAATGGCAATGGCAATGGTAATGGTAATGGTAGGGAAGAAGGGGCTACCTTAGACACAGCTGCAGGGACCACATCAAAGACA